CCGCTCGACTCTCCATAAAACTGGTTGCCGGCAATCACACCCCTGCTGCCGCCATATATCAGAATCATGCGACAGTTCGTTGCACAGGCAGTTCCGGTAGTGGCGTCGAGCCTGTTCCCGTTGATGGTAAAGTTGGTTACTGGATACGATGAACCACCAACTCTAATTAGATATTGGGCGGCAATCTCTGAGATCTCGTTGCTATTTATTGTCAAACCAGCCGTTTTAGCCGCAACATTAATCCCGTACCCGTAAGAAGTGTTTACTGAGCGTCTGATTGTGTTGTTAGTGATATGAATACCCTTCATTACAACATACGCCGTACCTTGCTGAAGTTGAATACCTGCGCCGTCGCCAGCAGCAGCCCCACTTTGACCAAAGTTGTATAACTGATTGTTGTCTATCTTAATACTGTTCAGATGCCCATAGTTTGTATTCCCGATCTTCTNNCAACATTCCTTGAGTAAAACGAGATGTTGCTAGAAACAAGAATGTTGTAGGTTTCAAAATTGGCACTAGACGTACTACTATTGAAAATCAGTATGCTGCGCGAGTTGGATGATAGAACGTTGTTGGCAATGATAACGTCATGGCTGTCGCGACCTGATGAGTTCTGGTCGGTTCCCACCGCTATTGAGTCATCGCCGCTAGTTCCAGCGCCATTAGTATCTATGTAGTTGCCTATGATATAGCAATACTGACAACCACGGTTATGGATGCCATCGTTTTGAGTATAGGTGTTGCTCCATCCGCCAGTTACGATATTGGCTTCCTCGCGCAATCTAGTACAAGAGTAAGTGACAAGGCTCCAATTGATGCTGTTAATGACTTTATTGTGTGAAAAGGTTACGTCTGTACACTGAACAAATCGAATAGCCTGATTGGTTCCATCGTCGGTGACCGTATAGCCAGTGTTCTGGCCGTTTGCGTCAAAGGTAATCCATTCAATATCGGCGTTTGTGAGCGTTGCTGTCTTATTACCAACGATAATGTGATACGAAAGGCTTGAGGAGGTGCCATCTTGTCCGTATACCCCTGTAGCATGCGTGTAGCCGTTCGCAGCCTTGATAATACAGTAGTCAACAATGTGCGCCGAGCATGAAAGATTTATACCCGAAGGAATTGTTACGAGATCGCTGATGGAGTAAGTATTTGGCAGCAGGCGAACACCATTACATTTTGGAGACGACGCGCCCACACAGTCGTTCATTGCCTGGTTAATTTCTGATTGGTCGCCCGTACCGTCCGTGATGTATTTGGCTCCTGATCCTGTTGGACCGACTGTATAAACAGAACTGTCCATCACCAAATTTCTCGCTCCACTAAAGTTGTTGGAACTGTCAATCGAAACGCCTGAAGACTGAACAGCGCCCCTATTATTCCCCTTCAATATCGCATTGGAAGTGAAGGAAGATGCGCCAGTCCCTCCTAATGGGACCGGCAACACTGTGGCTGCGTTTGCGGTGCCACTGATCAAGACGAACGCTAGAGCAATGGCCAGTACTCGCTTGGATAGATAACGAAGAATTCTCATAATGATTGGTTTAATTATTTGGCTTAATTGAGGTTAATATCGGTAGAAGGCTTTGAAAGGTTGGCCTGAAAGGGAAGCGTCTGGTGCGGCAAGGAAAGTAATCGTGCTCCCAGAGAGTGTGTAGTCAATGCCTTGGGTGAGAAATATCCCGCCTAGCTGAAGCTGTAGACTGGATGTCGGACTTGGCGAATGGGCAAGGGTGAACGTTGCATTTACTCCGTCTATCGTGCCAGATGGGGTTTCGTTGTCGGCAAAGCTTCCGCCGCCAACCACGCCGGAATTTGAGAATTGACAGGACGAAGATGTGCCTAAGTTTTCATAGCTGCTATCGGTGCCTCCTGCATCATTTCGCTTAATGAATACCGCGCCCTTTGCAAATCCAGACAGACCATCTGTGGGTACTGTGCCTCCTGAACAACGTAAAATATTGCCGTCTGAGTCATATTCGATGATGCGATTATTCACGCTATCCAAATAGATTGCCCTGGCACTGAGCCACGCTGTCTCTCCCGCTGTCCTTTGCCCTGCGGGAATGGCTTGTATTCTTTTTAGCTCCGCCTGATCTGTGGCTGGCAAATCAGTTAAGAGAGGGAAATTTGTAGGCATATCATTGCTTTAATTGTCACATCCCAAAGCCCATAAAGACTCTGGGGGTAAAAACTAAAGTGTTTCCATACCGGGAATCCACGGTCTGTCCGTGTTCACATAAACGGCATTAGGGACAACAGTGGCATCGTCTAAAGCGGTTGTTCCACCGACGAAATTACCAGTGCCAGTTGGGTTGATTTCAACGAAGCCGATTACTGCTTCACCGTCTGCAATGGTCGGCCAGATGATCCCGGCGCGGGTCGCAGCTTCAGTGCCCATATAGGACTTGAGCGTTCCATCTGCTTGAACCGTAAACACAAAGACATTGAACTTTGCGTTTGTGACCGTACCGGAGAGTGCGGCCATATCAGCGGCGGCCTTGCTGCAATAAACACCGTCAATGACGTACTTGATGACGTTGACTGTCTTTGCCAGGGCAGAACCGCCTGTCTTGATGGCTAAGCCTCCGGTGTTGAACACCATGTTGCACTGTCTGCGCTGAAGCTTATCAAGCAAAGTCTCAAGCTCAGTCAGGGTATTCGGAAACTTAATTGATCGTGTGCGTGACATCTTTTAAAGGGTTAATAATGGGAAGAACCCTAGCCCCCACGAGGAGGGCTAAGGTTTTAAGCGAACTTCACGAAGGCTTGCGCGGCAAACTTTCTGCGTTCGTCAGCAACTTTTCCGTCGTACACGAATAGATCCTTGTACGCGGAACCGAAGTTACCGATCAGATCCTCTTCCATTCCAACTTCAAGCGCCTTATCAGCGAAAGTGAGGAAGGATTTGTGCAGGGCGAGGATGTGATAGCCATTGGTGTTGTCACCTGCTACACGGTTGCTTCGGATGACTTTGAAGCCTTCCAAAGTTCCCATATAGCCTTTAACTACCAACTGCTCAAACGCTGGCTCAACGGACAGTTTGATACCAGTATCCTTTGCCATCGTTGTCCACGCTGCCGGTGGCACAACTAAGCAGCGGTCTTCATCCGGCACTTCGTTTTCATCAAGCATTTGCTTGAGGGTGAGCACCATTGTAAGGAAGGATGGGTTTGAACCACCGTTATCAATCTGCTTAACGGTGTTGGCCTGGATGGTGTAGGAGGAACTGGAAGAGATAACACCACCGTCGTAGCTGGAGGTTTCATCATCACTGTCATTCTCAATGACGATTGCTGTTGAGGAAGAATAGGTCTTCACTCGATACCACTTGGAATGACCAGTGGCCTTAAATGGCTTACCAACCATTGCAGAGGTAAATGTGGTACCGGAACCAGTCACGTTTCCGCTTACATCAACCGCTACGGTGCCGGTTGTGTAATCAGTGCCGTACCAGTTACCCGCTGCGGCGTCAGACCAGAAGCCTAAGATGTAGGTCATCATATTCTTCCGGCGTTCGTTCGCNNACAGTGCCGCGAGGGTTCTTGATGTAGCTGACCCATTTATCAATGGTCTTTTCCTTCCAGTAGAAGGATTTCTTTTGCTGAATACGGAAGACGGTGTTTACTTCCGTGAGGTCGTCAGGGGTGAGGTTTGATCCACTGTAGTCTTTTTCAGTGACCTTGCTGAGCGACAAAATGTTCAAAACAGATCCGACGGCGTTAATTTCGCCTTCGTAGTCGCGGTTTACGATTTCATCAATCGGGGCGCTCTCGTAAACTTTCTTGACAAGCTTCTGAGAAAAGCCTTCCGCGACTTTAGTTCCATATGCTGACATTGTTGCGTTCTTTCATAACGCGCTCTATCCGTCGAACTCCTCGATTTGGTTCGTATCCGACAATTCCTTATACCGTTTCCAGTCGGTCTTCCGAATAATGGCTGCCTCTTCGATAGAGATTTTCTTATGCGTGGGTGCCGATCTTGGGCCACCTGAGCCGTTTTCCAGCCCTGGGCCTTTGTTTGTCGGTGTATGCGGCGCTGGGGGAGCGTCAATCTGAGCATCAAACAGGAATGCCTGGGCAAGGATATTGAGAGGGAGTCCAACGTTCGCTTTCCTTTTTGCGAATCGCTTGAACTCAGTCTCTCTGCCTTCTAGCTTCTTGAAGTCGGCTGGAACTTCCTCAAGGAAATCATCCAGCTTGTTGTCGAATTCAATCCGCTCGCTCAGTGTCAATACCAAGCCCTCTGCTCGTGCGGCTCTTTTATCTATCTGGCGTTGGTTGCGGTAAAAGGTCTTCGACGCTTCATCCAACTCATCCCAGTTCGAATACAGCCCGCGCATTTCATCGTCGGTCGGCGCGTCTTTACTTGTTAATTGTGCGTTCCGAGTCCTTTCTGCTTCCAGTCTGGCATTGAGAAGGATGTTTTCTTGTCCTTGGGTGGTGGCTTTCTTTTTCCAGTCTGGTTGCTCCTGTTGAGTTGGCTGCTCGGGTTCCGTGCCTTCAGGTTTTCCCTCTGGCGTCTCTACAGGCGTTTGGGGAGTTTCATTCTCCTGGCCAGCTTGCGGTGTGACCTCACCATTTTCCGTCCCTTCTTCAGGGGTAAGGATTTCATCTGACATATTGTTATGCCGTTCTCTTTCGAGGGTATGGCTGGTTAAAAACTAAATTTATTCCTGCTCTGCTTCCTTGCGGCTTTTGCGCTTTGGCGCTTCCTGTTCT